TAGCGATTTGCAACGGCGTCACACCATAATGCCTATCGCCCTTATTCACGTCAGCACCTGCCTCGAGTAGAAGTTTCACGACCTCAAGGTTACCTTCCTGGCTAGCGACAGACAACGGCGTCGCACCATTATTCTTCGCCTTGTCCTTGTCGGCACCCGCGTCGACAAGCAGTCGCACAACCTCGAGGTGACCATACTGGCTAGCGACATACATCGGCGTCCAACCATCATCGCGGGACTTGTCCTTGTCAGCGCCCGCCTCGATCAGCAGTCGCACGACCTCAAGGTGACCTCTCCTGCTAGCTATCCACAACGGCGTCATACCAACAATGTCCGCCTTGTCCAAGTCGGCACCACCCTCGACCAGCAGTCGCACAACCTCGAGGTTACCTTCCTTGCTAGCTCTAAACAACATAGTACTACCATCATTATCATCAACCTCGTTCAAGTTACCACGTTTAGCAATTAATGTTTGTACCATGTTCATATCACCTTTTTTAATTGCACTTATTAATAGTGCAGAGTTGTTAATACAGTTCTTCTTGTTAGAAACATCCATTTTTTGATAACTTGTAGTAAGTTTTTGAGAGCGTTTTGCGTTATAGTAATTATTACAATTGTTACAATTGTTACTTTATAACCGAATACTAGAATACTGTTTCAACTTTTACGTATTTTTGAGAAAAATGAATAAAATTTTGCGATTAAATTAGAATACACCAATTGCTTCTCTAAGAGGAGGGATAATAAGGGTTGAAGAAAACATAGGCTTCTCATTTCTTAAAGGAATGAAACCTTCTACCGTTGGTTCAGTAACTTGTGTTGAAAGAACTTCTGCACTTGGTGTTTCAGTTGTTGGTAATTCAGTTGAACTTGGTTGTTCTGTGGATACTCCTGAAGCAGTTGTTGTTTCCATAGTAGAAGCATTCGCAAGAGCTACTAATTTTTGTAAAGTTTCTTTGTCTAAGCATACATCATCTATACATATATTATTCTTTGATTTAACACCATCTGTAGCTGTCAATACATTTGTTTCGAATCCATTTGCAATAACCTTTGATACTTCATTAGGACCTTTAATGTGAATATTTCCACCTGTGAAACATACAGACCCTTGGTTACCTTCTTCTCCTAATTGGACACAGTTCTTTACACTTACATCTTTCATTACACCTTTATCTACTTCTAAAGTATCACTTACTTTTACCTTACGACCTGGACCAGCACCAATTATATCTAAACCGTCAGATATCTTTGCATAACATAATTTGCCACTGTCAGGTTCCTTACCTTCTACATCACCTCCTAATTCAATACAGTTTCCAGAACCAAGTACTTTTACATTATCCTTTACAGTTAAATTACCTACAGCACTCACATTATTTAGTAATTCAATATTAGTAATAGGTGTGTGAGGTAAGTCACCTAGAGTAACTACTTTGTTTTCAGCATCAGTTGTTTTTATTATTGAACCAAAACCTGTTTCTACTTTTTCATAAGTTTCATCTATCTTATCTAAATGGTCTTTATCCATTTCTGTATGTGTAGTATTAATTTGATCTACAATATATTTTAAGTTTGATAACCGATCTTTCTTTTCTACTCTAATATCTTTATCAACTTTTGCGAAATCTGTTTCATTTTCGTCTTTATGTTTTGTTATGTCAAAGTAAAAATAAGTTCCTGCAGCAACTAATCCAATTAATGTTATTAATACTAATAATAACTGAATCATATATATAGTCTTCTAATTAATGAAAATGAAAAAAAAAGATTGTTTTATTTATATTTCTATTACTTTTATATTATTACTCTTATCTAATTTACTATCTTCTTTATTAATACTATTGTATTCTTTTTCTGTATTATAACTTTCTTCGTTATCATCTCCACTATCTATAGAAATATCTTGCAATATTATATTATTATCACCACGTTTATAATTCTTATTTACTTCATCTACTATTTTCTTTTCTTCTTTTTCTTCTTTTTCTTCATCTTCATTATACTCATCTTTATCTAAGTTATCTTCAAATAAATTATTGTCATCATCATCATCATCATCATCATCATCATCATCATCATCATCATCACCATCATCATCATCATCATCATCTATAACTTCGTTTTCATCTTCGTTTTCCTCTTCGTTTTCCTCTTCGTTTTCCTCTTCATTTTCTTCATCCTCTTCCATTTTTAATGTTATTTCTGCTTTTATATTAATTGGTTTATTAAATGTATCTCCTACTGTATCTACTCCTATATCTCCTCCTATCATAATATCTTCTTGTTTTATATCGTATTCTTCTTCAAAATCTTCAACTATTATCTTTGGTTCTAATCCCATAGTTTGTAATTCTTGTATTAGTAATTTGAAATTGTATGGTGTTTCTACATTCGCAATATCTTGTGAATTACATTTATTACAATATGCTATATTTCTGTTAGCATTATATACTGCTATTACACCACAATTTTTACATACACTCCAAGAAAATTTATCTGAACGTTCCATCATACTTTCCTTTAAGAATTGTGAGAATCCATATGATAATAATACATCTCTTTCCATTTCTCCTATTCTTAATCCACCCTCATTACTTCTACCTGATTTAGGTTGTCTTGTCAATTGGTCTTTAGGTCCCTTATCTCTACTATGAATCTTATCAGCAACCATATGTTTCAAACGTAAGTAATAAGTTGGTCCTATGAAGATTTCGGTAGGGATTTGTTGTCCTGTCATTCCATTATATAAAATCTCATTACCTTGCTTTTCAAAATTATTCTTCTCTAATTCTGACCCTACCTTATCAAAATCTAATGGAATAAACACACTACCATCACCTGTTGTTCCCTCTAAACTACATACCTTCGCAAATACACATTCTACTAAATGTCCTACCGTCATACGACTTGGTATAGCATGGGGATTAATAATTATATCTGGAACTATACCATCTTTTGTAAAAGGCATATATTGTTCTGGTAATATCATACCTATTACACCTTTTTGTCCGTGACGACTACAATGTTTATCTCCTGGTTCAGGTCTTCTTACTTTACGGAAGCGAACTTTACAAACCCTGTTATAATCTGTGTTTTCACCAGAATGTTCTATATATACCTTATCTATAGACCCATAATGATGAATACCTGTAAATATTGAAGCATCTGTATAAGTTTTTACTGTTTGTGTTTCAATACGAACTCCTCTTCTTACTTCCTTCACTTCTTCTTTTACATTTACAAGACCTATCACACATTGTTCTGAACCCTTTGCAACAAATGATTCTGGTATAATAGCCCCTTCTTTATCTAATAATTGATAATGACTTTCCTTTTTTAAGTTTTTAATATCTACTTTTTCTTTTTCCTTTAAATATAAAGGATTTGCGATTGTTGTATATTCATAATTGTTTGTTGATTTTTCTTGTGAAGAATATGATTTATACGATGTTAATTGGAATAAACCTCTATCTACTGAGTTCTTATTTATTATAATTGCATCTTCTTGATTGTAACCACTATAAGTTGCTATTGCCACAATTGTATTATATCCTGCTGGTATTTGATCTGTTTTAATATAATGACTATTCTTTGTTGTTACTAACGGTTTTTGAGAATAATGCATCACATAACCTTGTGTATCAAAACGCTTTGTAAAGTTTGTAGCATATGTTCCAATCGCTTGTTTGCTTTGTGCTCCATAGAAAATTAATCTTGGAGCAGAGTTTCTATTCGCAAATGGAACATTATTTGTTACTACACTTAGAATACTTGATGGATGTATCTCTAAATGTGTAGTATATGCTGTAATATCTTTTTGATACATAGATATCATCATAGTATCTTCTTCTTCAATATCTACATACTCAATCATTCCTTGTGTTTTTTCTAATTCTTTCCAAACTTCTTCCCTCTTTAATTTATTTAATTGAGGTATCTTAAATGGAGATTGATATTCACTACGATAATATAAACTTTCATTTCTTATACTCGATGGTAATAAAGTTCCAAATATTAAATCAAACCAAGATACTTCTTTTTGTTTTTCTAAATATAACACCTTCTCTTTTTTTACTATTAATAATGGTCTTGAACCTCTACCAGGGTCTGTATATATTCTTATTTCATTTAATTGAATATTCCAAGAAATTGAAATAAAAATATTTATTAAACCATTTCTTCTAAGTAATCTAAACTTATTTGTAAAATCACCAGGATTTTCAACACACCCAATCCATTCACCATTTATAAATACTTTTGTTAGAGTATTACTTAATACACTCGTTAATAGTTTTAATGGAATAATATCCAAATCTTTTATTATATTATCATCCTTTTCTATTAAATCATATGGGTCTGTTCCAAATGATACTTGACATAATAAAGCCATATTCTTTAAATACCCGATTGATTCACCATCTGGACTTTCAAAAGGACATAATATACCCCACTGTTGAGCGTTTAATTTATGTGGTCCTGTAATTTTAATACTTCTATCCAAAGGAGTATTTACTCTACGCAAATTTGATAAGAAACTTAAATAACTTATTCTTGATAAATCTTGAACTTTCTCTTGTGATTCATCTAAGTCTGATGATCCCCATAAACCTTTTAAAGAACGTTTTAATCTTTCTGTTATAAAGTTTGATGATATAATTTTATGAATATTATTCATTCTAACCATATCTTCAAAATTACCTGTATTTCTTGTTGGTCCGTAATGATACTCTTGATCTAATAAGTCTCTACAATTTTTACGGAAACGTTTATAGATATTATTAAATAATTGAGATAGTAACAAACCACTTAAATCTATTCTTTTATATCCAAAATTATCTCTATTTGCTTCAGGAATTACCCCTAAAATCATATCCATCATCTGTTTTATCAAATAACCTAAATATCTTGCTTTTGAATGATAATCTATTCCCATATTTGGGAAAACATCATTTGTTAAAATTGTATGCACATGCTCATTTGATTTATATTTTACTTTGTTCTTTAATTGTTCTATAGCTTCTGTTTGTGTATAGGGAAAGCCTTCTATCTTACTACTTACGTTTATTGATGATAATAGAAAATCTACGTATTGTTCTGGCATATTATTTGTATTACCTATAATATGTTCTATTATAGATTTGTCACTCTCTACTCCAAGAGCCCTAAATAATACACACATATCTACACTTCCAGTAATACCAGGAATATTAATAGTTATAGTGTTTGGATTATATGATAGTTTTTTACTTACTATTTTTTCATCTTCATCTTCTTCTTCCATTTCTTGTAATTCATCTGTATCTAATGGTTTTGGACCCCATAAAAGCATCTCTATCATTTTTGGTAATAATGAAGATTCTCCTTTTTCTGTTGCTGAACGTATCCACCCCCTATAAGATATTCTTGGATCCTTTGATTTTTCTATGAATAAACGATTTGTTACCATTCTCTCTTGAGAAATAATTACTTTCTCTTTACCGTCAATTATAAAATAACCTCCTTCATCAAATATACACTCGTCAAATGCTTTTAAAACTTGAGTACCCTGTCTATATAATATACAACCGTCTGAATGAACCATTAAAGGAACTTGACCAATCAATATATGTTGAAAAATTTTCTCTATAGGTTCTTTCTTACCGGCTATTTCATAACGAATTACTATATCAGCATATATATTTGCATTATAAGTTAAATTTTTTAATCTTGCATCTTGTGGTGTTAATATTACTGGATTATCATTATCATCTAAAATAGTTGGTCTATCAATATAAATATTATTACCATCTTTACCTCCAACAAATAATTCAACTTTTAGTTCTAGTTCATTTTCTTTATGTTTCATAAATTTTAACATAGTAATTGGATTGTAAGTTTTAATAATATCTGGAACATATTTTCTTAAAAACTCTCTGTAACTATCTATATGATGTTTAGTGAATGGATAAAAATGTTCTTTAAAATATAAATCAATTAATTTATACATATCTTTTTCTAATTCCATTTATTAATATCTATATTACTACGTTCTAATAAGTTTAAATATATTTTTAATAATAAAAAAATTTAATCTAAGGTTATTTTATTTTCTAAATATGACTCTTGAGTTTTTAATGGAATATCAAAATTTATAAGTCTAAAAGAATATGTTGTAACATCTAAAGAATCTACTATCATCAAATTAGTCATATTCTCGGCAGAAGTCATATATAATTCCATTTCTAAAATTTTATTTATTTCTAAATCTGAATTATCTTCTTTATATAATTCATTTACATCTGTATCTCTTGGAATTATTATTTCTAAAGGTCTTATATAATTAAATGTATTACCTGGATACACATCAAATCTTTCTCTATAACTTTGTAAAGTATTCGCAAAAAATACAGCATCTTGTCTTCTATTGAAAGATAAAAATGCTGTTTTTATTGTATCGTCCTCTTGCAATATATTTACAATATATGGGTTCTTGTTATTAATATCTAGTGTTCTTGTTATTGTGTATAAATATGATGACATTGATGGCTGAATTACTTGCATTAAACTTTATTTAAATATACTTATATTTTATATTTGAAAGATAACCTGGTAAAATCGAAGTATGTTGAATTATATGCAATTCTTTCAATTTCTCTGTATCTAATTCTTCTTCCGCTTTTTTTAATTCCTCTTCAAATGGCATATCTGTATTATTATTTAAAGCATCTATTGCTTTAGATAAATAATTTTTATAAGTCTTATTTACGCCTAAATAAAGTCCTTTATTTTCAATCATAGAAACATATTCTTTATTTTTTGAAATTTCTTTAATAGCTACTACCATCCTTTGAGTTATGAACTCGTTTTTATTTAAAATAAGTCCTTTATTGCTTTTAGGTTTTTTAAATATATTTGTATATACAATTTCATTATTCATATATAATTTAATATCTACACAGTAAGATGCCCTCTCTTTAGTTATCTTATCTGCTTTGATATCAAATATCTCTTGAACCAATTTTGGTGCATCTTCTGATATTTCGTGTTCTACTATTTGTTTCTTTTTTGTTGATTTTGTTTTTAAAGACGGCAAATTAGTGTTTCTTTTCTTTTTATCAATAAACTGAGAGAATAGCAAGTTTTCTACTTCTTGTTCCTTTAAAGCAGATATCCTATTTTTCCTCTTTAATTCACTTGAACTGTAAATAGCATTATCTTTCAATTCTTCATTCCATCTCTCCCAATGATCTTCTCCATAAGGATAATTTGGTAATTTTTCAACACACAAAGCAAAGATCTGACAAATTGGTTTCATTAACTGATTTGTAATATAGAATTGATAATCTGGCGTAATATTATTATCAATTATATATTCTGGAAACTCAATACGGTCACCTTGTAATTTTACTTCTCCTTCTGTTTTAATATAAACATAAGGAATTCTGTCATTTATTTGAGGTTTATTACCAGGATCCCTTTCTCCCATTCTATCAGCCAATACACAGTGAGCTATCTTTGTTCTATCTTTATAATTACCTTTCAAAGTCTTAGTAATAATTAAATCTTCTAAAGGATATTCACCATTTATTAACTTTTGTAGTTCATTTTGTAAGAACTCTACAGAAGCATTTAAGTCATATTTATTCAATAGAATATCAATAATACCTCCGTAAATTTTCTTTACAATTGGTGCATTATCTCTTCTTTTCAATACAATACCCATAGACTTCTGTTTTGGTTTCTTATTTGGGTCATCTTCATATAATAATCCTACATATCTCTTCTTTGAAAAGATAATGAACGGAAAGAAAGTCTTTTCATACTCCAGATTTTGTGGAGGTGGTAAAATTTTATTAATATCATCTGAAGCACGTTGCCCTGCTTTAATACCAAGTGCTAATGTTTCTCGACCTTTTATAGGAGTTCCGTTAGCATTCTGGTGATTGAACTTGATGAATATGGAATCCGTATTCTTTAATATTAGATTTCCAATACCTCCGTGAAATATACCTTCTTCTGTTTCGATATCATAAACATATCCATAATAATTTTCGTGTAGTAATTCTATTTTTTTTATTTTATTAGGTGATTTTCTTTGCTTTGAATGTGTGTATGTAATTCTATATATATTAGGTTTATCTTTTCTTGTATTAATTGAAATATTATACCCTAATCTTTGTAGTAATATTACATAAGTTTGAGCTGTTAATTGATTTTTGGTATCAATACGTAAGCATCCTTTACTAATATTCTCTTTACGATTACCGTCACTATCAAATAATCCTTTTCTAAAACTTTCTAAAATATTTTCATTATCATTATTTAATATTTCTTGTGGTACGACTTTATTTTTTCCAATATAACACTTATTACGATACTTAGATACAAGACGTTTAATACTATAATATCCCCCTTTTGACGGACACAATTTATAAACGTTAGAACTTTCTATTGTATTAAGTATTTTGAAAGGTATTCCTTCTAATTTTTCTAGTATATTTTTACACTTTTCCAATAAGTTTATATCCTTATTATTAATAGCCCAAGAGTATTTATTACCGTATTCATAGTTATAACATCCACAAGATCCATCACCTACAAATATACCATATATATATGCTTGTTCTAAATTATTATAATCAATAACAGTTTTAATATCTGGTTGTGAATGTAATAACTCTGTTCCAACAGTACATTCATTTGGTTTTATTTTTTCACCATTTATATCCAATAAACTATGATCTTCAGTTACATCTACTAATCCTGTGTGAGTTAAAACACGATATATTTTTTTTGTAGTTTTATGTTTTATAATTCTTTTTATCTTACTCCATCCATTTGGTGTCCATACTTCCATATCAATTGGATTTATTTGTTCCTTATCTGTTCGATTTGTATCAAAAGGTTTGAACTCTTCATAAGATTTCCAGTCGCCTTCAATTTCTTCAAACGTAGTAATAATAATTTTATTATTACGTTTTAAAGTAATTGGTGTATATGGCATAACACTATCGCCATATATAACTGTCGCATCATAATTCTTTTCTACATACTCCTTTGCCATCATAATACGCTCTCTTCCTGTAGCAGTCGTACAAGCAGCAATATCTTTTAGATAGATTGGACTTACACGACTACCAATCTGTCCATACAGAGAGTTTGCTGTTACTTTGTATGCTAGTTGTAAAGCATCGAATACATCCTTTTCAAAATTATTATATGTTTCTTCACGAGAAACTATATCTTCATCTTTGAAACTCCACGATTCTTTCAAATCAAAATCTGTAATTACATTCTCTCCATTATCTTTTTTTGTTATCAAACCACTAAACTTATTTCCATCTTTTAAAGTTATTGTTTCATATTCCATCTTTTTACGAGTATTTTTTCTTTGAGTTAGAAGTTTCATTAAAATACGAGGAATAATCCCTTTTTCATTATTTGGTAATTGCACGAACTTACTTTTATTCTCTGCTACTTTTGTCTTTTTATCACCAACACCTTCATATATATCATACGTAACTGTAACATAATTTACACCAGGAATATTATCATATTTTGGATTATTTACGTAACAGTCGTGTGATAAGTTTCTTTCAATCATAGAACTTGGATATAGTGAAGAGTAATCTAGAACTGTTATAGCATCTTCAAGATACATACCTTCCATAGGATTTAAAACAATAGCACCTTCATAACCACTTTCATCTTCAATTTCTTCGTCACCATAATTTCTTAATACTGGTATAGCGTGATTTTCATTTTTACAGAACTGTGCTACAAGACTGAAAATCTTTACACCTTGACCACGCATAAACAAATAACTTAGAGGAACCAAACATACATTACCCATCGCATTATTATTCTCCAATACCTTTAATTTATGAAACAATCTATTTACCAAAGCACAATCTTGAATACAGTATTCTGCAATTACTTTTCTATCATCTGCATTTCCTTTAAACCTTTCAAAGATTTCATATGGTTTCAAATCTTCCTTTTTATCACCCAAATATAGTTGAGCTACAAAGTCTAATTTATAAGAATCCAAAGGAGTTCTCTGCATCACTTTATACATATCTACTAATACTACTCCATCCAAATCGAAGTATCTTAAGATATTATCTCCTAAAGCAGCTGATGATAAGTTTTGTTCGTATAATACACATTCCCGTTCTCCATATCTTCCAAATCCAATACCGTAATCTTCTATATCTAATTCTTGAGAGCGTTCCCAAATATACGGCATATCAAAACCAAAGATATTGTATCCCATTAAAATATCAGGGTCTAACATTATAATCAAGTTTTTCCAAGCTTTTAATACTTCTGCTTCTGTTTTATAATGTTGCACTTCTGTTCCTGGTATTTTAGAACAACTATTCAATGATATTATATTCTTGTATATAATTTCATCACTTCCATATTTATGGACTGTTGTTCCAATTTGAATAATAGCATCTCCTTGTAATTTTGGAAGATAAGGTACTTTTGAGGCTTTATTTTTCCACGTTAATTTATTTTTTATTATTGTTTCATAATAAATCTCTTTCTTTTTATCAACAGATGATTCTTCCTTTTCTTCATTATCATAAGTAATATTTGATGTTTCTTTCATTAACGAAATAATATCATCCATTATATATCTTAATTTCCTTTCAACCTGTTCCAAACTGACTTTATTAATAGTATATAATTGATGTATCTTACAATCTCCTGTAATAACAACTTCCTTTGAATAGGCATCCATAATCCATTTTATTAATTCTTCTTTTGTATATCTAATATTCTTTGAAATTGTTATCAAATCTTTTGCAAGTTTTCCATAATCTTTAATAGCAACAGGGAAATCTCCATGACTACTGGTACATTCAATATCAAAAGATACTATTGTAATTGGAGCTGTACTATTAACAGACAAAGGTTTCAAATAATTTTGATCTGCTTCTACTGTGAATGTAGTTCTACAATACGAGTCATCATCACAACTATTTGCTAAAATAGAATACATTTTTGCAGGTATTTCAATCCATCCACAAGGTAAAATATTTTTATCGTGAATAAATCTTAACATAGGATCTATGTTAGATTCGTATAAACGGAATATCTCATTTCCCCATCTTTCGAAAAACTCTTCAGGAGGATCGTTAAAGAAGTATTTTAGAGTATTAAACAGTTTCTGTGATTTTACTTTTATTTTCAAAAAATAGAAATCTTCATTATTTGTAAATCCCATAAACTCTTTTTTTATCTCTGTTCTAACTGACACTAAATGATTTCTATAATAGTTTGAAATAATTTTAGTCTTTTTATTATACCTATTTGTATAAGATTCAAATAATAAATAATTTTTAAAGTCTTGTGATAAAGCTTTTAACCCATTTTTATTATTACTTTTCTTAATATTTTTTATAATTGTTTCTGGAACTTTGATATAAAAGTACGGTTTATACCCTGTGATTTCAGCAGAAACTGAATACCCTTCTACTGTACTTCCAAATAGTCTTACAGTATATTCTGGTGGTTCTTCGTTATAATCTATTTCTTCTCTTTTCTCTGGTATTCTATTTAATTCTCTTCTTGATCTATCATTTTCTGGAACAAAGAAATCTACTATTTGAAATCTTAATGGTTTATTATTATCTTCTAATCTAATATTATCAGGACGAGGATAGTTAAAACATTCGACGTCACTCATAATATCAGTTTATATTAGTAGTCTTTATAAACTTAGATATTCTTAATCTTTAATTAAAATATTTTTCAATTTTTATAATATTAACTACAAAAAATATAACTACAAATTTTGACAAAAAAAACTAAATTTTTAAAAAACTTTTCTAAGATCAATCAAGCAAATTAAAAAAGTGCAAAAAAAGTGCAAAAGTTTTTCCCGATTTATTTTTTATTTTTATGAAACAGAATTAATAATAGTTTTTAATTTTTAATAACAAAAATATCAAATAGGACAGTAAGGAA